ACCCTTTTAGAACAGGAAAAAGCAATTGCTTCTCCCTCAGATATCTCTTCCATTCATGCAGATGACGGTTTCTCCTCTCTTGTATCTTGCGACATCAACCAGTATAAAGATACAAAAGCTGTGAAAAAGACATTGACTATACCATCATGGCTGAATGACCGTGCCATTTCTATGGGGATTAATTTCTCCCAGGTTCTTCAAGAAGCATTGCTCACGAAAATACAAACCCCTTAAAAATCTGCCGCCCGTCCTCCAACGGGCGGCCTTTTGTTGCGACGTCACAACTATTCCCATTTTGTTTTTTCTTCCACCTGCCCCTGAATCAAGTGGGCCAGCGGCGCCAAAAACGGCGGGATTTCCACATCCATATCTATTAAGTTTTCCAAAATGGATATGATTTCATTGCAGGTCAGCCAGACAGCCACCACCATGGCCACGACGTATGGCAGGGATATGGCCAGCCCAATGTACTGGGCGGTATATCCAATCAGCATGTCCATCATCCAGCCAACGAAGATCAGGAGCCACATCCCCACCTTTTTATAGATACCGCGGATTCCTTTGTAGCTGCTCACTTGCTCATCCCGGTATCCTGCGGCCATAATGCCAGTTATGTAGTCCACTACATTACCGAATGCCAAGAGGATAACCGGAACCGCCAGAATCCCCAGCCAACTAAACAGTAAACTTAAAACGGTAATCCCTATCGTTTTTACTCTTTGCATAATGATTCCCCTTTCCAGTCAATCCTATGGTGCAGCCATTCCCCCTGAACTGCCGCACCATAAAGAATCCCCCATATGGAATTTTTATCATTCCATACAGAGGATTAGGTTCTGGGATAATTCCCGCTTTTTTCGGTTCAAATCATCCAGCTTAGTCATGGCCGCAGCGGCCATGCCCTGGGCCCCCGGCAATATGCCCCAATTGGACAGCCTTGGCCGTCCCTGGCGTTACATCACCGGTGTACTCGTGATCCGGCCCCTTGCTTAGGGCTTCATTATGCGGCTCCGGTGTCGGGGTTCCTGTCGCCGGCCCATAGGGGATATTCGGGGTTACGCTTGCATTCTTTTTACTCATTGTTTTTCTCCTTTTCTTTTTGAAATATGGTTAAGCCGCACATGCAGCAGGTTACACAAAGTGTCTTGTTATCCCTCGGATTAGGCCAGGCGGATTCTTGTAATTGACATTTCATTATTTCCCGTATCTGTACTAATTTTAAATAATAGATATTTTGTAATATTCTTATTAGAGAAAGAAAATGTTATAGATGAAACGGTTCCGGTTATAGTGGTTCTACTTATCTCATTATTATTCGTACCATTAAGGACAGAGTCCCCCCCATATATTGTGCATACCTGGCCACTTCCTTTTAGGCTGCCTTCAATGATGATTTTAGAATATCCTGTTAAATTATAGGCTTTTTGGGTGGCTAAATAATAATTATATACCCCCTTTAAAGTAATCTGATTTGACTCAAATTTAACCTCTGAACTGCTATTAAGATTAAGCCTTGAAAATCCAGCCGGGTTCTGCCCCATATAATAGAGATCCGTAGCTGCCGCCACATACCCTTCCCACGTCCCTGTAATGCCTAAAATGGTAACGCCTTTTTTAATATTACCAGGAACCAGCTTACTGTCCCCCTGTATTACTACATTACCAGTCATCTTCTTGCCCGAACAGGAAATGGTCTGGTTTACCGTTGTGGATTTGTAGGTGCCGCCCGCCTGTGCCGCCATGCTGCCCGTGACTTTGCTGCCCTTCACCCAGGCCGTTTTGCCAGAGAGAATATCCCCCGCAGCCGCGTTTGCATCCGTCTGGCTGGCCAGGCTGTTGGCCGTAACCTTGCCGGAGCCGTTGTGGTATCCGGCGGGGATGGTATAGGATCCCCCACAGTTTAAGCTGGCCGTCTTAGCCCCCTGGTTTGCCATAGAGCCTGTCCTCCTGGCCTTGGCGTCCGTGTTATAATAGGTCTTCCCAGATAGTACTTGGCTGTCCCCAGCATTACCCGTCATGGCCAGGGTTCCGGTAATCGGCTCCCCATCCGGGCCGACGATGACCTTGCCCTTAAGCACATCCCCGGCGGTGGCAGTCACCAGATCCAAATCCCCACTACCCCCGCCGCCAGGCATCCATATCTTCCCCATGGGATCACACCCCTCTCAGGCCGACGGTAATATCCACGGCGGGCAACTTGTACACTTTAAATGTGGCCGTACCGTCCCCCAGCTCCGCCGTACCGCCGGAAATAATTCCGAAAGCTTTACTGTAGGCTTTATATCCAGCCTCATCGGCCCCGTCGGCCAATGCACTCACCAGGAGCACTTCCATATCTGCCTCGGCCCCCGGCACCGGTACCGTCTGGCTGTATGGCGCGGCTGCCCCGTCCCATCTGGCGGCTGCCAGAGTGACCGGCGTGGTGTGATTGAGGCGGTTGACCGCCTTGTTCGTTGCATTGATGTCGTTGGCGCCAAACTTATCGCCTTCCTGCGTGTATTCCGTCTCATCGGAGATTCCGGACGTCCTTCCGTCCGAATTGGCAGTAATCCGGTATTTCCTGGCTCCGTCAAACAATGCATCTTTGTAATCCGTTTTTAACGTCATCTAAAAAAATCCCCCATTCAAAGTAAACGCCAAGCATCTCCGGCCTTCTGTCCGCCCCCGGATATTGCCATATATCAACCGGCTGGCTTCCTCCAGCCGATTCAGCTCTTTCCAATCAATAAAAGGCTGATTCTCATAAAATGTCTTCCGCTCCCCCACGGCAAAAGGGAACGTCCCGGCACAAAGGTTGTCTATATTCTCTTCAAACCGGTTGATTTCATCCGCATAAAACCCATAATCCTCATACGTCTTATCTTCTCCCATTTCTTCAAACGCAAACTCCGGCCAAAGGACAAGGGCCTGGGCCCGGATCTCCTCAAGGTTGCCCTTGATACGGTTATAATCTTCCACGTTAAAAAAATCGGTTTCCCGCCAATCGGTTTTGGGCTGTTTCCACATTCCCCATCTCCCTCCTTGCTTTTATAGTACCGGACAAAGCGCCGTTGAATTTCAATGTATGTTCAAACACACGCACCAAAAGATCCGGGACATATTTATTTTCCAAAAAAACAATATCATTGGCGTCGATTCTGGGCTCGCCCCGATAAGGCAATTCATATTCCCGGTCTGCTGCCAGATAGCTCCCGACCCAGCCTGCCAAATCCTCAGCCAGGCCGGCATCCGATACCAGCGGATTCTCCCAGATTTCCGTCCGCCCGGTAGGATGGAGCGGGCGGTTCATGACCGATTGGGTAACCCTATATTCATACCCGCTTATCTCCACTTCCGCCTCACCCTGCATCCCCGTAAATTCCACGGTAACATAGTGGGCACTGCCATCGGTAATGACGGATTGCACCGGCAGCCCGTCCGCAATAACAACCTCATAGTCATGGGCAGGGCAGGAAAAGTAAAACGTATGGCGGCTGCCTGTAGCAGCCAACGCCAATTTCTCCTTAACCAGTGTCCTTTTCTCCGTTCCCGGGACATACAAAGTCCGAACCACCTGCAAGGCCTTGACCTTAGCCAGTTGGGTCCCTTTCGGCGTTTTTGTCAGCTCCCGCCCATAAGACAGCTCATAGTCCGTGCTGTCCCCGAAAAAAATATTGTTGAGCACGGCCCGGTTTCCGGGCGCCCCTTTTGTAAACTCGATCACCAGATGGTCAAACTCTGGAAATTCATGGCTAACCACCGTCGTCTCTGTCAGGTTCACAACCGGATAATCCTCCACACATACGCCGGAAAGGCAGGCATGGAACACGGCTTCAGACGGAGGGTTCCTTCCGAATTCCAACGTAATCCCAAAACACTTATACCTCGCTTCCAAAGCAACCTCTATGGCTGGATTCACAGTGAAACTCCCATCCGGACCGGCTGCCTGATCGGAAATATATCCCGTGTTCCGATCCGCATTCTCCATCCCGCAGCGGGGAAGGAAAAAGTGGGTGGGAACCGTATCTGTATAATCTTGCCCTGCCATGGCATAAGCTTCCTTTTCGGTTCCGTCCAGCACCGCCCCCGCATGGGAAAAATATGACTCGTTTTCGGAAGCGGCCGTCATACCCGGCACAAAGCTGGACTTCATGAAAAGATTTCCCATCCTGTCCTGGTACAACAAGCATCTCCCCGCATTGGCAATCAACTGCAGTGCCTCTTTGTGGGATACGGCAGGCATGGGGTTTTGAATCGCCACATCCTTTAAATAACCATCCAGCCAATATGTCCGGGGGGCTACTCCGGCATCCTCCAACACGTCAACGGCCAGATCATACAAGCTTATACCTTCCTCGTGATACCTCCCCCGGAAATAAGTCCCGTCCATTGCGTCAAACCGGTCCGTGGCCGTGAAACTCATTTCCTTGTCGTCCGCCGACCATTCCCTCAGATATACTGTAGCCCCAGGCATCCATTCCACGCTGCCATTATCCAGCTCCTGGCCATAAATCACTTGAATCTCCTGACCGATTTCCAGAAAGTTCACGGTACTTTCCTTATTTTCCACATCAAACATACGGTTCTCGTTGTCCACCACCAGTTCAAAATCCACCGTCGGCATATGCTCCATGATCGGGCTGACCCGTTCCCTCTTTGTAGCCGAGATGATTTTCCGGTTGTCAAAATACACCCCTATCCCCATGGTAAGGCTGTGGATGCCAAACCGGCTCTGCCCGTTTACCATGGATCTCGGCACAAAACGCAAAAACATGGTGCCTGGAAAAATCTCCTCCGTTATGAAACGTCCGGTTCCGTTCCCTTTCACCTCTAAAGTACGCTTATCCGACTCAATGTCAAAATCAACGGGATAGGCTTTGCCGAATTCAACGGTAAGCCCTTTAATATCATATCTTATAGGGAAACGCACCTCGATGCCCCCCAGCAGCTCTTCGGTTACGATTCCCTGATTTAAAACCACATCCTCCCGCCGCCTGGGCAGAAAATACATACTGCCGTCCACTGTGGTATAATCCTGGTTACAGGAGGCATATAGCTCGTTTACCTCATAATTTTCAAAAGGCCATTTAAGGTTGGCATAATAGGCGTACTTTTCCGGGTCTGGAACATATGCCGATGCCTGCGCCCCCTGGTTGATTATGCCGATGGTTACCCGGACAAAGGAACGGTCCCGGTATGGCTTTCTCATTTCCTGTTTGTACGCCCCGCTTACCGCCTGCATTACTCCATCACCCCGCAATCGACAATATTTACCTTACAGTCCTGGTACATGGTCGGCAGGCCGTCCTTGTCAAATTCCACCGGGGTGGCCGTCCGGTTTCCCGGATACATCCGAATGGTGATCCAGTCGTTGCGCACCATATCCGGTATCCGGGCCGTAACCACAAATTTTTCGAATTCTTTCATCATCTCTGACCAGGTGGCCGCATCCAGCATCTTCCACTGCAGATTATCGAACTTATACTGGTCGCGCCCTACTTTCTGCCCGATAAACTCCCCGTTGGCGTTTTTTCCGTCACTCACGTTGGTGGCCACCAGCAAGGTTCCCCCAATATCCGGGGAAGGAAACTGCCTGCCATTAATGGTAATCGTTGCCATAGCCCATTCTCCTTGCCTTACTTCCGCAAAACATATCCTGACCTGCCGTCCAATTCTACCAGCTTCTTCTTAATTTCCCGAATGTCAATCTGCACGGTTAAGTCCATTTCCTCAATCCGTTCTATAATCTGTTCCAACAGTTCCACAATCACCGGCAAATATCTTTCCCCGCCGCCACCGGAACCGGCCGCCAGATTCAGGGCACGCTCAGCCATCTCCCGCATCCAGGCCTCCTCGGAAACCGGATGTTCCGAAGATACACCAGACAGGACAAGGGGCGGAGCGGCATTGGCCGCCATCTGGGCAATTCCGGAAGCCAGCGGGGCCATAGCTGACCGCATGCCGGCCTGCACTGCCCAGGAGATCCCTTCCGTGATTTGGGCATTGTTTGCCACTGCCGCTTTGCCGCCCCAGCTCCCGACCATCTCTGGTTTGCCGTTTTCCTGGGCTACAAAAAGGCTGCCGGATCTGGGGAAGCCACCGGTAGCATGCCCCTTTACCCCAGGCCCGCCGGACGAAGACGAACCGCCGCCAGCGGCCACGGTTCCTGATGATGTGACACCGGATCTGTCATCCTCCGACCCTGCATCGTCCCTGGCCCTTTTAAATGTATTTTTCGCTTTGTCGATAATTTGTGACATGGCGCCCGAGATGGAATCCGCCACTCCTCCCAGCCAGCTTTTGATCTCTCCCCATACGGCTTTCAGCCCGTCCCAAAGCCCGTTCATGATGCTACGGCCCACACTGGCCATCTCTTCTGGCTTAAATATCCCCTTGATCGCCTGCCAGGTCGTCTTAAACCATTCCTTTATGGCATTCCAGGTTTCTTCTATGGTTCTTTTCACCGAGTTCCATATCTCGGCCAGCTTGTCCCGGATGCCTTCAAAAATCCCCGCAGCTTTATCCCCTATGGCCTTCCAGATGCTTTCAGCAAAGGATTTAACCGCCTCCCAGGTATCCGTAAAAATCTTTTTTACAGTTTCCCATGCCTGAAGCCACACAGCCAGGATCAACTGCAGGCAGCTCTGTATTGCCTGGTGAACCGCTGAAAGATAGTTTAAAGCCATCTTCTTTATAGCCTCCCAGGTATTGGCGAAAAAGGTTTTGATCCCTTCCCACGCACGTTTCCAGTCTCCGGTAAACACACCAATGAGGAAATCCAACAGCCCTCCCAAGGCATCCAGAACACTGCCGACTACATCGGCTGCTGCATTTGCAAAAGAAAAGAACACATCCGATGCTGTCTGCATGCCCAATGCAATCATCGGAATAGCCGTAGAGACAACCCAAAGGGCAAAGGGCTGCAGGGTTCTTTCCCAGACTTCCTTTATGCAATCCTCTACTTTGCCGGAAAACTCCAAAAATTTCTCAATCAGGGGCTGAATCGCCCCTTCACAAAGGGCCCGGAACCTTTCCGCCGCATCCTGCACCACAGGAAGGATATGGGAATTATATGCCTCAAGGAACACGCTGACGATCTCGCTTAATCCGTCCCGCACAGACTGCAGGAACGGACGGATATGCCTGTCATAAAGGGCCAGCACACCGTCCACGCACTGCCGGAACAAGGCTGCAATGCTAGACGTGTAAAGCCGTGTCGATTCCAATAAACCCGATAGGGCTGTTTTAAACCCTTCTGTATTCCTGGTCACAGGAGTCAAAAACAGATCTGTAATATCCCGGCCAAACGAAGCGCCCAGCCGCTTTACTCCCATAACGGCATCCATGAATATCTGAATGATGTCCGCCGTTATCCCTTTTGCCGTTTCGCTCCGGAAAACCGTGAAAATATCCGCCACGGCTACAGCAAAATCCGCCCGGATCCTCTGAGTCTCCGCCGTTATATCAAACATGGCGATCAAGAAGTCTTTCAGCTTTTGACGGTTTTGATCCAGGTACTGATTCATGCCCCCCAGCAGATTATCCGCTATGGTAGCCCCGATGGAAGCCATGCTGCCCGAAATTCTCCCCCAGCTTTCTGCCATGCACTGCGTTGCCTGTTTCGCGGCTTTCAGTACTTCCTTATCTGAAAAGACATCTTTGAAGCTAGCCTTAATGCCGTTCAGGTGCTGCCGAATATCATCCAGCACGGCAGTGTCGCCAAAACCGATTTCAAAACCGTCCAAAAACAAATCTTTCAATTCTGAAAGGCGTTCCTTCAGCCCTCGGAGCTTGCCGTTCAATACCTCTACCCCGGACTCCACTGAGCCTAGGCCAAAATCGTCTGCGGCATACCCGCCGCCGGAACTGCCTCCCCCGCTTCCGCCCGAACCTCCGTCACTGGCTTTTAGGATATTTAGCTCGTCCATCCCCATGGTTCCAGCTGCCGACTTCATGTCTTTGGCTGCCTTCTTTGCCGCCCCTCCGGCCTTACCGGCAGAAGCTCCTGCGCTGTCCATGGCCTTTCCTGCGCTGTCTGCGGCAGCCGCTACGTCATCCATGCCGGATAAGATGCCTTTGGCCCCGCTTCCCTTTCCGGAACCGCCGCCAAACAAGCCCATAACCGCCTTAAATACGTTGGCCAGGCTCAGCAGCCTGCCGATGACCGCATTAACCGCCCGAAGCGCCGGGCTCATCGCCGCGATCAGCCCCTGCCCGATAGTTGCCTTCAGGCTGTCAAACTGAAGCTGCAATATCCTTACCTGGTTTGCCCAGCCGCCCGAGGTCCGCGAAAAATCTCCGGTGGCGGCCGACAGCCTGTCCTGGACGAATTGGTAACGGAGTGCCACTTTTTCCATTTCGGACATTGCGCTGGTTGTCTTCCCGAATCCGTTGGCCAAGGCATAGGCATCCAGGGCACTCTGAGTCATTACGACGCCCAGATCCTTTAAGGACTCTGTCTCTCCGGAAAATACCGATTTCAGCTTGCTGTAAGCTTCATCCTGGCTGATGTTGTAAAAGGAAGCCACATCACCCGCCAAGCCTGTGAGGGCCGTGGACATTTTGTAAGCTTCTCTTTCCGAAAACCCGAACGATTTAGCCATCGCCGCGAAACGGCCGGTATACTGCTTCGCCATGGTTTCCGACAGCCCGAATGCTTTTATGGCATTTTGGGCAAAAGTGTCTACCTGTTTGGACATTTCCGGGAACACCACATCCACTACATTCTGTACTTCGGCCAAATCCGATCCCAGCTTCACGCATGAGGCCCCGAAATCCACGACCTTCTTCACCGTAAACACGGCCGCCAGGGCCACGGCTGCCTTTTTCGCCGTACCCATGACCCCAGCCATCTGCCTGTCAAATCCCTTTTTATTTACTACCAGGTCAAGGCCGATCTGGCCAACGCTTCCTGCCGCCAATCCAACACCTGCTTTCTTCCAAAGGGCCATCGGCACGACATGGCTCTACTTGTCCCTGTTGATCTTTATTTCAAATTTCCTTTTACAGTTCCTTCCCTTACACCGTAGGTACACGCCATTGGAAAATGCATCCTCATCATGAAAAACAGGCATCCGGTACCCGCAGTAAGGACAGGCCACTTGCATCCTTTTCTTTTCTGCCATTTGCCCCCTCCTAACTACAATACCTTCTTAACATGTCTTTTAGGCTTTGCATCTCACGTTCGTACATCTCCGGCGTCATGGCTGCCGCCCTCTGCTTTTTCCACTCGTCATGAATCCTTTTCTGTTCCCGGGTAAAGCCTTTGAGCACATCTTTATCCGTTTCCGACCGGATGGCCACCACCCGCCCCAGGGGAGTCTCCGGGGCCAGGCCTGCCAGGAGGGAGCGGAACTCGTCCCAGGAAACAGATTGGAAATCCTTTGTCCGTAATCTCAGCCCGTACTGCGTAAGAAAACTAGAAACGATCAATTCCCAGTCCTCAAATAAGTCGTAGTACGGGTCAGTTCTCTCCCCGGCTGTCAGCCTCCCCCATAATTAGGGATACCGCTTCCTGAACCAGAACCATCCAGGACGGCACCGACAGTTTCAGGGCGTCTATGGCTTCTCTGGCCTTTTCCGGGAAAAGAAGCCCGTAGGCCTTCCCGATCTCATCCATCCCTGGATCGTCGCCGCTCATCAGCGCCATTACCTTCAGCATAGTAGGAGCGTCCCCGTTTACTTCCAATTCTTTCCCCTTGATTACCAGCCGGGGATTTTCGTCAAAGACCAGTTTGTCCGTAATGTCTATAATTCTCGCCATCGTTTCTTCCTCCTTTTTTCGCTTTGATTTTCTTTAAACCGTTTCTCCCGAACCCGCCGGTTCCGTAAACGTGGGCTTGCCCTTGCATTTCACCTCAAATTCCAGGGCATCCGCATCCGTGCTCTCCCCACCGGCAGGTGTAGTCACATTGATAATTGCCGTACAGGCCAAAACGGAACCGTCTGGCATCTCCCATTCAAAAGGGGCCACCACATCGTTTCCCGACTTCCACGCAAGGCCGGCTATGTAATCGTTTCCCGGGTCGCCGTAGGTACGTTTGCCCTGGAAAGAGAAAGACAGCTTCTTGCTAGTCATCATTGCATCTCCCCAGCCTTCTGCCTCCATCGGGTTCCATTCCACCACACCGCCCTCGATAGATGGGGCAAAGTTAGTTAAATTGGCAATAACCACCATATTGGACGTATCCCCATTCAGCCCGATCCGGAACTTGTTATTATTTACCGGATATACTTTTGCCGTTTCCGTCATTTTTCCCACCTTTTCCTTTCAAAAATAAAATCCAGCCAAATAACATATTCATACACCCCATTGTCGTCACTTCCCACGTCCTGGGGTTCGGGGACCATAAGGCGCAGGTAATGGATGCGGGTGCCTCCCAAGGACAGGCCAGGCTTGCACTTTAATTTCTCAAACAGATCCCCTGCCGCTTTTTCCGTTTCCCGCTTGCTTTTATTCCAGTGGATCAGCAGGGAAACCCTCTTTATATCATAAGTCGTACAATCCATACCGCCTATAGCGGTATAGGGCTGCCCGTTCTCTGGGCGGCTATACACGCCAATGGACTTTAACTTCTTGTTGTCCAGCTTGCCAATATAGACGTGATCTTCCCCGGCCACTCCCAGGCCGGCGATATACGTCCGTATATCTTCCAGCATCAGCATCAGACCCCCGCCTCCCTCTTGTAAAATTTTTTAAATGCCTTAGGTGCAAAGCCAGCGTGCTTTCCTCCGGCCAGCCAGTCTTCATACCATCCCCCGCCTGCATCCGGGTTCTCATTTTGTTTAAAGTGATATTCTGGATGATAGTAAAGCCTCCGGGCGTAAGGCGTGCTGGAAACCAGCGTCACCTTTCCGGATGACGACTGGCTGCTATCAACAAAAGTACTTTCATTCTGCAGATTCCCGGTGTCAAAAGGGAATACCTGGGCCTGTACCACTTCTGTATGAAGCGCTTCCGCTGTCTTTTCTAAGGCCGTGACCGCCGCTCCGGACAGGCTGCGGATCCTCGTCAGGTCAAACTTAACCTTTGACGCCGCCCGAATCATCAAACCACCTCCAACGTACAATAATTCACCGTGCCGTCGGGGTTCCGGTTTTTACACCCCCGCTCGATACGCCTTTCCTCCCCGAAAACAATCACCGTGCCTCCGCTTAAAGACGGAAATGACGGGGCAATGTCGCCGGGAAACAGGGCTGTCCCCGTGACCTGCACCAGCTTCTTTTCCGCCGTCAGAATCGTTTTCGCTTTGTCCTGGAAGTTGCAGGCCAGGTTAATTTTCAGCGTCCTTATCGGCTCTCCCTGCTCATTGGTCTCCTCCGACTCAAGGCAGACATGGATTTTTGTCCGGCACAGCCGTGCCGGCACCAGACATGGATACCTCATTTTCCTCACCTCGCTAACCGGCAGCAAAGGCCAGTCTGGGATAGAAGGGCATATAAATCCCTTTTCATCGCTACTCCCTTGTCCATGAAGACATTCCAGGAACTGCCGAACTGGGCTGACACCCCATTAATGCTGTATCCAGACAGGATTGTATTGATCTCATCCGCATTCTCATACTCAAAATCTGCCTGCAGGCATACCACTTCCTGGATCACCTCCTGCTGAAAAGGCGCCAGATTAGAAAATCCCCGGCCTACAATACGGTTGTAGGTCAGGGAATCGATATGTCTGGATGCCTGCTGGAGGGCCTTTTCCAGGCTTTTCTCCGGCACTGTAGTCCCTTTGTAGGTCTTCTGGTAATATTCCGCCGTCACATAACCATCATATGCCATCTGTCACTCTGCTCCGTATTCGGCCGTATCCACGTCCACATAGATACTGTCAATTTTCCCGTCCCGGCCATTGGGGAATACGAATACATCCGAAAGGGAACGGTTCTGATACAGATAGCCGTCCCCTTCCGTATGTGCCCCCGGCTCAAAATAATAGATGCTCGAGATCTTCGGAACCGTCTTACAGGTTTGCCCGCAGGCAACAAGCACGTTAATTTTATGCGAACCTGTCACAGCCGTTACGCCTTCCGCAGCCGCTGCCTTTTTCACCGGCTGGAATCCACCATCTTTCGGCTCCCAGTCAAACGCATCGTAAAAACGCTCGTCGTCAATCACTTCCATAATCGGGACGCCGTCAATATCCGTCACCCGGGTTTCGATCCCTATGCCCCCTTCCGCGATTTGCGTCATCTCGATCTTACGGGTAAATTCCGTAGACTGCTCCAACAGGTCCATGATCTGGCTGGACACATACATGATCAGGGAGCCGTTCGCCTTGTAGCGGCGCAGCTTCCCTTTTGCCAGAATCCCCTTAAGCTTCCCAAAAACATTGGCCTTCGTGTAGGCAGAAACCGCCGTACTGGAAGAATATCCTTCCGTGGCCTGTGCCTTCTGCGCAACTTTTGAGAAAAACAGCGCATCCGTCTCCGGTACGGCATGGGCCTGCTCAAATACACGGGAAATATTTTGGATTGAAGCCGTTGCATTGGTCTCGTCTACATCCGCCTTATCTACCAGGAACGAGATATCCCGGTCATGGGTCACCGTGTACGGCACATCCTTCTGGACATAGTCCCCCTTGTTCCACCCCCCGTTCCGGCTGTGGTTCTTATACCCACTAGTGCTCATATGGGTAAAATGGAATGTCTTCGCATCCAGCCAGCGTACGTTGCTAGTAATAAAGGGGGATGTAAGCGCCCCCTGCATCAAAATTTCCAGAAGTTCCGGGCTCCATACCTGCGCATAGTTTAAATTCGGCATTTCTTTACCTTATCCTTTCTTTTAATTGTTAAAACGGTTCCAGCGTTTCGTCGGTTCCGCCTGCCTGCTGCCGGACGTTACGCCCTGTACTGGCTGTGCCGTCGTACTGGCTACACCTACCTGGACAAACCCCGTACTCCCGTCTGCCTTAGGTTTTAGCGCCGGCACATCTTCCAGAACCTTATTGATCGCCTTCTTGACCGCATCTGCGTCAATCGTCCCGTCCTGTCCTGCCGACTGGGAGAAATCCGCCATCTTCAGCACATACGGAATGGATTTCACATCCAGCCCCAAGCCCACTGCCGTCAGTGTAGCCTCTTTCTCAAGCTGCGCCTCCTTTGCTACAGACTGCATCTGGGTAACCTTTGCCTGAAGCCCTGCCACATCCGGTTGGTTCTTTGCTTTTTCCGCTTTGAATGCGGCCATGGCCTGTTCCGCCTCCTGCTGGCTTAGCCCCTGCTGCTTAAAGTACGTTTTCAGGGCGCTGTCCTCTCTGGCAGCCAAGGCCCCGTCCAGCATGTTCTGGATTTTCCCGTAATCCACCTCGGGGATTGCCGGCGCCGGCGGAACCGCAGCTGCGGCTTTCTGTCCCCCCGATGGGGGCGGAGGCGTTTGCCCACCGGGAGGCTGGGCCGCCTGGTTGTTCTGGTTAGTTGTTTGGGCTGTAATATCTGCCATGATTATCCTCCTTCTTGTTGCGGCATCGCAACTTTAAAAATGGGTATAAAAATACCATCAGCCTTTTATGGCTGATGGCGTTTTTCTCAAAATCCCCTTGTTTAATTCCATGCCCTGTAATCCTGTCATTGCTTTGGACACCCGGATCCGGCTGGAATATGTATCCATAGCACTTAATCCACGACTTCTGGGAGTTCTTTCTTTTGCCGTATCGCTTCATTGATGTCGCGGACATATTCTTCATACTCGTCTTCTCCATATTCGAGCTCGACATATCCCCACGGGTACCCCCCGAATATGGCCCGGTACTCTTCATTCAGCCGTTTCAGTTCTTCGGTATCTTTTCCATACCACATTATTCTGCCACCACCTTGATAATATGTTCAAACCTGTTGGTCGTCTCCGGAAAAAGATCCTTTAAAACTTTTAAAACCTTTTCATTTCCGGAATAGTACATCCTACCATACTGGGCCCATGTTTCCCTTTGCAGGCTCCCGGGCTTTTTCCAATATTCTACAGAATGGCGGTAACCTAGGTTCACCTGCCCTTGCGTCATCCCATGGATAATATCGGAAATGCCCCTATACTCTGGTTTCACCACAAAACCTTCCATAGATTCCACAAACATATCTGGATATTTTGAGTATAGCATATCCTGGATGGATTTTCTACCGCTCATTCTCCTCAGCCTACGATAATCGCGGGATATTTCCTCTCTCAGCATCCCGTTATCGGTTATCCCATATGTCCAGTCAATCTCATGGAACAGCTCATGGGCAACCGTATCCCGCCCTGCATTCCGGGCCAGGTAAATAGCCCCATCCCCCCTTTTAAAATAGGACCGCCGTCCTCCGGAGGGCTTAAACTTTACCCTGCCATAAGCCTGGCGTAGCAGTTGGTTTATGTCGTCATATTCCTCGTCGCGCAGGCTTTGGTAAAATTCCTTAGCCTGCCTCTTTGTTTCCCCGCCCCCTCTTTTAAATACCTGCCCCAGATCAATCTGATCCGAAACATACTTCTCCGCCTTCTCCCACTCGTGGGCTTTTAGCTGGTATTTCTTCCTATCCTCCCCGTCCATTGAATACATTGCCAGACGGGTAAACTTTGCCCACTGCCGCCGGGCATACTGTTGCCTTGCGTCCAGTTTAGCTGATTTCCCTATATCTTCCAGTTCCTCTTGCGTCCAAACATCATCCTCTACGGACAGCCCAGGAAAATAGGTAGTATGGCTATCCCGGCACCTTGGATGATAAAGCCCTGCCGCAACCGCTGCTGACATCAATGGATAGGGGCCGTCCGACAGCTTTCCTCCTGACCACACGTCGTCAATCAGCACCTTCCCTACAAAAGGCAGGCATTTAGGGCATGGGTTTCCCCTTTTTGCCATGATAACCGTGGAAATCCCCCACTCCCTGCGCTTCTCCCCTTCGCCTTGAAGATAAGCCCGCTTGGAAGCCGTCCGAATGGCCATATCCGCATAATCTGCCAGCGTGTGGCGGGCTCCGTTGGCATACGTCACACAGTTAAGCCCCCGGGACAGCATATCTTTCGTCGCCATGTCAACCGCTTTCTCATAAGTACCGGCTCCGGTATTGGCATAGGCCTGGGCATTAAATATGGCTTTCCGGTACTCATCTTCTGCCATGCGCAGGATGGCCGTTTCCGCCCGTTCCATGTCATGGGCAGTCGCCTGAATCAGCGCTTCCAGTTTCCGGTCATTTAACCGGAAAAACTCTGCTGCCATGGCGTCTGTGGCCGGGGGACGGTTTCTCCCCAAGAACTTGTACCCATTCCGGATTGCCTGAAGGATACGGATTTCTTCCCGCATATTCCCGGTGTTCCGGGCCTGGCGGATTAACGCCCCCATCTCACGGTTTAGCCGGGAAAACTCCCCGGAAAAACGCCTTCGGTTTTCCTGCCGGTACCTGGCCAAAGCCCTCAACTGCTCTGCCTGCCACATGCTCCAGGCATAGCCGGCTGCCGTCTCTTCTGCCCGGTGGCGTTCCATATTGCGGATCATGGACGCAATCAGTTCATCCTCAATGGCCCGAAAGGCCGCCCCGATATCATATTCATTCATCGGGAATCCCCTTTGTTTGCCAGCACACGGAATCCGCCTGCTTTGAACCTACGGACAAGTTCCTTCAACTGACTGATACTACGGCACCGGTCACACCGAAGTTCCGCATATCCCTTCTTTTCAATTGCGTAAATGCCGAAGGGCACCTGGCCACTGGCGATTTTTAACAGTTTCTGGTATTCAGCCGGCCCCATTTGGTACACGCGGTTCATTATCTTTACCTTCATGCATTTCTCCTTCCTTCGTGTTAAGGGAAAATCCTCTGGCGAATGTTCTCACTGCCGGCTCCTCACACTCCACAATGCCCTGTTCCGCCTTCAGACGCGCAACCTCTTCCTGTTTCCAATCTTCATCCTTTGAGTCCCCATACAACTCTTCAATCTGGGCCTCAACGCTCATCAGAGGAACTCCCGGCCTGGCTTTGGCCAGGGTTTCCACCTGGCTTTCAAAAGACGGGTTGGCATACTCTCCGAAGGGAACCGTCACCTGGATTTCTTCTACCGGTTGATTTAACAGAATCCGATAAGCATTCAACGCAGCGCCTACTAACTCCGGAAGGGCCTCCTGCAGCGTCTGGATAATAGCGTCCCTGGTATAAAGGGTTGCTTTCTCCTTTTCTCGCTGGGCTTCGGCGTTATCAAGCTTTTTTACATCAATCCCCAGGGTAGAGGGGCTGACGATTCCCTGCAGGCACAAATCCAGGGCCGTACAGTAAGAAGCCAGATAGCTTTCATGGGGGATGGATGGCTGCTCTGTGTCAATCTGATTTTTCGACCCCTCATGCATATCGCTGTCGCTTTGGATATAACGGTTGTCGAAGGCATTAGGCCTTAAGATTTCCCCGGTATGCGGATTTTTGGGAATCAGGCATTCCGGAATATACGTCTTTGCCCGGCCGGCCCGCAGCGCATCCATCCACTGGGACCAGGTTTCATCCAACGCGTCAAAGCTATCCAGTTTCCCGTCATAAAGGGAGCCCCCGCGGCCCTCATACTTTGCAGATTCATAGACCTGAAGCGGCACAGCCAGCATTACCGACTTATCAAAGGTGACATCCTTAATATCCTTGGTAGCTTCCAAAGCGTCCAGCTTCACCGGATTTTCCCCCAGATAAAGCTCATTTTTGATATAGCCGAAACCGTAATGTTCAAGCAGGACATACTGTTGGTACCCGGCCTTATATGGGGTTTTAAACACGATCTCCTTTACCCGGTCACGGTGGCGGATGATCTCGATCCGCTCTCCCGGATACCATTCCAGAATCGGATATTCGCTGACATCGGTATCTATCGTCACCTTGAAAGCCCCATCACCGGCAAACAGGACTTCCTTCAGGGCCTTTTCCAGCTTTTTCGGGAACTTGTTTTCCTTCGCCAGAATTTCCCAGGTACGTTTTTGCGCCTCGTTCCCAGCAAAATCAAAGGGATTCATATCGGTTAAGACAATCGCCGTTAAAATGCGTACGATCAAGCCGGGAAGCCCCGTATGGATTTTTCGCATCTCCATTCCCGGCGAACTCTTGCTGGCCCAAAATTTATACCGGTCCGCCCACTCTGGATTCTGCTGGTACATCTGTTCCAGTTCATTGCCGTCCCCGCGGTACCAAATCCGGTTCCGGATAGCAGAAAGTTCAAAATCCAACACCTCATTAATTTGGATACCATAAGCGCCGGCCGGCTGAACATTCAGCCAGCTCCGGACGCCGTGCTTAATACGTTCATTCAATTTTTGCACCCACCTCATTTTCCATCCTCCTCGAATCCGATCCAGTTTTTATAGGGAATCCACGAATAGCACGAAGCGTCTATGGTATGGTTGTTTTTATCTTCTGGTAAATCTTTATCTTCCTGCCAACACCATTTATCCAGCTCTGCGATATGCTCCACACACTCGTCAACCACCAGATAGCATCCCTGCTGAATCCAGCCCAGCTGCAGTTTAATCCGGTTCAATACCTCTACTTTTTTGTAGGAATCAATAAAATTGTACAGGCAGCCATGCAGGCGTTTGTACTTCTGAAGCTCCGTAATCGTCGCCTGGTCGGCACAATCAATAAACACATCTTTGGCAAACCCCCATTCCTTCCGGCACTGTTCCAGGAAGTATATAAACTTTACCGCGGTATCCGACGGCGCCAAGGGCTGATCCAGCTCGGCATTGCTGTACACCTTTTCCGCCAGTGTAATCAACTTTCGGTCTTCCGTAATCCCCTGGAAGATCATAGCTATGGTATCCGGAGACTTAGAGGAATAAGAGGTATCCAGTCCGCAGGAAAATTTCCTGAATTTCAGCTTTCCTGCACCAATCTGGCTTTTCACCCACGCTTTTGTGACCACATGCTTTTTGCGGTCAAAATTGGGGAATATGAGGCCGGTGGCCTTACCCCGCAACCCTTGAATCTTGTTCTTCCAGATTTTTGTACCCTTAGGCGTATTGCTCATGATCTTGTCCAGCTTTTCCCGGGACAGACCCAGATTGTGGGCAAAAGAAAAGAACCAATGGGCCCATCCGGGTTTTGGTTCTTCTTTCAGTTCATCCCTGATTTCTCGAGGCGTCTCCTCCTCCCATTCCGGCAGGGGACGGGAACAATTGATATATTCTTTATAAACGTCCAGACTCGGATCGTCCGGATTCAAAGTGGCCATCAGGTAGTCACACCGCATAGCCGCCTCCCGGACAAAATCGATGTCCGCCGTGTTTACCTCATCAATGTACAGGCATCCGTACTGGCCGCCCAAGGCATCTTTCCACTTTCGTTTGTTTCCATATCCGACTACGAAGATAATCTTGTCCCCTGTAGATGTGTGAAAACGCAGGTGCGGCATCTTATACTCTCCGGACCCATTTCCTTTGTACTCAACCAGAACCCCGAAATCATCCAAAATCCCCAGATCCTTGTTTATGATATTCTTCTCTGCAGCTCCGGTGTCATCCGCGGCCAGGATGTGCAGCTTCTTCGGAGACTCCGCCACCTTGAGCATGAACTTGAACAGGCCAACGGTTGTCTTGCCCGCTGCTGTTGTTAAGTCCCCTCGAGAAACTCGACTGGGGCATCACATCGGAGAAATGCTTTATATTTATCGGATAACACCAATCTTTCGTTGCTCAAAGGAAAACCACCTCCTTACGGTAAAGGGACAGTTACCCATCCTCTTTATATCTCCAAAAGTATCCATATGCACTTTCTGCATTTCCCTTTGGCACATCCACCAATCTATCTACCTTTATTCCGCACCACTATCCGCCACCACGCATCTGCCGGATCAGATCGTCCAGTTTGGACTGCTCAATAGCAAGGCCACCGGAAAGCTCCAACTTATCCTTAAACATGCCCAGATGTTTCCCTGCCAGCTCCAATGCCCTTACTTTATCACAAAACTTGATCTCCCGCTCAATCCCTTCTCCCCCATCCTTTGTCGGGAACCGCTTCACCTTGACCGAGGCCACAGCCGCCAGATCATCCGGCAGCGCATCCTCTTTTATGGTAGCGTCCTCATAATTAACCACGTTGGCCGAATTCAGGAGAGCGATCCTGGCAAGCTCCATCAAAATCCTGTCCTGATTAATTCCTGTCCGCTTACTGCGTTCGGCCATCTTTTCGGAAATCGCTTGCTGAACTGTAGTTTTCTGTAGTAATTGATACCCTATCTCACTTGCCCTTTTGACTGAATATCCTGCTCTGATAGCCGCTTGTGTTGCGTTCAGGTCAATCAGGTATTCATCAACAAATCGCTGCTGCTTCTCTGTTAGCTTTGCCATCCGGCAACACCATCCTTTCTGCAAAATAAAATCGGCTGCCCGGATGTAACACCGAGCGGCCATATGCGATAAGGGAGGAGTGTGAAAGATGTTTGTCTGCTTTCAGGGATTCCAGTCTAAAGAATATCATATTTCCACCGAACATTTTGAACATTTTTAAATTTTTTCAAAAAATCTATTATTCCGCATCCGACAGTTATCCTCTGTATAAGGGATTTTTTTATTCGGAAACATACTATTCATCCGGTGGGCCACCTGCACCCAGGTAAGGCCGTCAATATAATACAGCCGGAACATGATCCTCAACTCTGTCTTGGAAATGCCTTGTATGTACTCCTCTGCCTGGCAGGCCAACTCCAAAAGCTCTGTCCCCTTCTTTTCCAAAATCTGCTGGTACCGCTTACGAAGTTTCAGCCTATGGTTATACAATGGTTCCGGGATCCCTGTGACCTTTATTGGCCCTATCGTCCCATCCTTCCTTGTCCCTTTCACAGTATCAGATACCACCGGCGGGTTTTCCAAAAATTTATCTAGGTTTTTTATCCGGATCCGGATATCTTGGATTTCTTTTTTCATCCCGCTATATTGAACCAGTATACCCTTGTCCACGTTCTGCCTCCTCCCCCCCTTAAAGGATGTATCAATCAATTTTTATCCATTTATGCATTATCCGGCACCGCCTTTTAAAATTCCCTTGCATACCCCTTACCTTCGGTTTATAATGGTACCAGTTGCCAGTTCCGGAAGGAGTGCGGCCCTGCCGTATCGGAGGTGTCCGGTCTCACATGGATAACCCCGGGAACACGCTCCGGCTGGCAACTACTTTTTATACCAGTCCACGGCGCCGATACAGGCCCCGGCATTTTCGTCAGCCTATCCCTCCTTTTTTTCTTCCAGCTTTTTTAAATAGTTCCTCACCGTATCTTCACTCGCCCGCAGGTCCCGTGCAATATCCGTAACCATCCACCCGGCCTTATACAGGGCCAGCAGCTTTCCTGTATCAAGCTTCCTTTTTGTTCTGCCTTCCCTTTCAATGCAGCGCTGGCTATCTCCCCTTTTCCCTTCGTCCACCAGGAACCTAGCGCCTCCAAGCGCCTCTTCCAGCCCTGCCAGCATTTCTTTGCCTCTGCTTTGTATAACCACCCGTACTGTCAGCCCAGACAAGTAGGCATCCAGTGCATCATGAATCCCGACTTCCTTTAGCATATTCCTCTCCCCTTATCCTTCTGGATCCTTTTAAATATTCCACCAGCTTGGTTATGCTGTTAGCAACATTTTGGTATTTATCGCCATACCGTTTTGAAGACAGGTATTTTTTCTTCCCCTTCTCCGCAAGAAGGTAATAGGCATACTATTGTCCCCCATCCCCTCTCCCGTTGCGGGTATTCTGCCACAATGGGCCGTGAACCGTTTTCGAAATCAAACTTGTAATGATTGCGTCAATGTGTTCGTCCCGGCCATCCTCCCACAGACGTTCCTCACGGATGGTCCACAGGTAATACCCTGTGGCCATAAATCCATCCTTCACATCCCGGATGCTGGAATCTACAAGCCACTACGCCTTCTGTAACCTCAAGCCGCTATTTTTAATTTCCTCCATCATTTCCTCCTCACCGCTATCTCGTCTCCTCCTCGATCTGGGAAAATACCGCCAGCATAATCCTGGTACAAAACAATGAAGTATCATATTTTTTCAGAATGCTTCCAAACTGCCTTATCATTTCTTCCGTCATTCCCGGCTCTAATGGCTTCCCATGAAACCTTTTATAAAAAACATAAGCATCATTAAACGCCCCATTCACCATCCGGAAACTGTCATTCAGCCGCCGCGTCCCCGTCACAAAACACACCCCGCTTTCCTGTAATGCGCCTGGCGCCTTTTATACTGGTTGACACAAAATGTGATGTCATCCACATAATCATAACAAACCGGTTCTGCTTTCCCTTCTGCCGCCCTTGCAATCCTCCCGATGCTCTGCGTCACCACGCTGTAATCCTTTTTCGGTGTTGTCATGTACAGCCGGTCAAGCCGCGGGATATCCAGCCCTTCCTTTGCCAGGCTAAACGATGCAAAGAGGAAATGCCTTTTCCCGGCACGCATCTCCTCTATCACCCGCTCCCTTTCCGCCCTGGCCCTCTTGCTTGTCATGCTCCCATCAACCATTGCACTCTCTCTTTTCAGGTTTTCCGGAAGCATTCCCACCAGGGTCTTCAGATGCTCCAGGCGGTCAGAAAGCACCAGGTTGTAATGCTCCCGGTTTTGTTCCAGGTCACTGACGATCATCCGGTTCCGCTCCCTGTCCCCGGCCAGGAAGGAAATCAGCTTGGCATACACCAGCGTCCCGTCTGTATCTAGGCAGCTTTGAACCATCTGCACACCGGTGTCCTTCCGCTCCACCCTCACCTTCATGGTCTTTTCCTCCACCGCCTTATCCGGTATGTGGCAGACAACCGGCCCCAGCACGGCAAACGTGCTTGCGATCAGACCGTCTGACCGATGAACCGTTGCAGAAAGCCCATATTTATGCCTTGCCGCCAGGCTGCCCATAACCTTGTAGAACATCGTGGCCTTTGTCGGCGTCCCCGCCAGGCGATGGCACTCATCCACGATCACCACATCCCAGCTGTGCCGGTATTTTTCCAAATCCAGCCGGCTTAATGTCTGGACTGTTGCGAAGGTAATATGGCTCCCGATCTGTACCGCGCCTTCCGTGATCTGGCCAAGGGTTTCCGGAGGGAAATACTGCCCTGCCCGGTTATAGGACTGCACAAGCAGATCCCTGGTATGGGTAATCCATAAACCCCTGCGGGACAGGGAAGCAGCCAGGGCAATCCCCATCTGGGTCTTTCCTGATCCGCATGGGCTTTGCAGGATCCCGCAACTCTGCTTCCTCATGGCATCCACTGCCGTTTTCTGGTAATCATACAGAGGAACCTCTCCGTGGTATTCCAAAATCCCATTATCCGCCAGCTTTGCCTCTGCCCCATCTCCCGGCCTCATGAATTTCCGGATCTGCTTTCCGGTGCCTGTCGGCAAGATCAGGTCGCTTCCCTCCACGCGGTAGAGCCATAAATACTGCGGCGTGCTTCCGATCCACAGCCCCCGGCGTTTCCGGTCTCTGTATTCCGGGTTTTCCAATACCAGATTTTCACTGCACCAGGCCTGCAACTCCCTGCTGGCATCCTTCACCCGGATTTCGGCTCCGACTATGATATGCATCCCCGCCTCCTGTTTTGGTGCAGGATTTCAAAATCCTCCAGCCATCCCTCCAATAGCCTCCCATAAAGGGCGATCTCCCTTTTATCGATCCGTTTCATGCCCCGTTTACGGATGCCCTCCATCACCTGATAATCTACCAGGTATATGAGGTTTTCCGGGAACCGGATGGCAAACATCCCTCGCCGGTTTCCAGTTTTATAAAACAGTTCCATGGCATTTCTCTGGTTTTCCTCAATACGGCTCAGGCAGAAGGAATCCTTCTCACAGCTTTTGCAGTCAAACAGATAGGCTTCCCCGTCCTGTGCTGCAATCAGGTCACAGGGCTGGCCGTTTTTGTTGTCCTGAAATCTATGTACCCAGAACCCATTTTCGGAAAGTTCTCCGGCAAACCAGGATTCAAAATCACTTCCTGTTTTTTTATTGCTCATTTTCTCCTCCTTGTGCTCCCCTTTTTACGGGAAATTATGTATACTTTTCCTGTGGTCTTACCATTTTTTTAAAATGTCTTTCCTGAAGTCTTACCAAAAAAATGCCGGAAACCCTTGATTTTACTGGGGGTCTTACCGTCTTACCAAAATCTTTGTTAATATAGGGCATATTTTATAGAATATTTTGTATATACCGTTTTTTACCCCTTATAATGTTTAAAAACAGGTAAGACAGGTAAGACGGTAAGACTTTTATTAAAAATCCTTATTTTATGCGGCTTTCCGGACACCAAAATGTCTTACCAGGGTCTTACCTTTTCCCACATGGTAAGACTTTTTTCAGTCAAAAGGGAGCTCCAGCTGCTGATAATCCATCCTCATAAACCCGTCCGAATCGGTGCTGTCATCATCGATCGGAAGCAGTAGTTTCACATAGCTGGACCGGATCCCATATACTTTGGTCTGGTGCACATGCTTGCCCTGGGAGTTCCGGAGCAAATATCCTTTTTTCGCCCACTGCTTGCTGATGGCCGTATAATCAAACCCGTTTTCATCCAGGAAATCCACCAGCACATCTTTGTTGACCACCAGGCTTTCCGCACCGCTTTCTTCATTTCTCTCCGTCTTTCCCCACACTTCCCCCCTGTTAGAGGAATTGCTGTCCTTCGGGTTCTCAAACCGGACCGGGTTTTTCGCAGCCCAGTTCAGCGTCATCTGATAGGCCCGTTCCGCCACATCCACCTCTTTCGTGCTCTGCAGGTACTTCCCAGCTTCCGAAACCGTAACCGGGCTTTCCCGCTCAAAAAACAGCTTTCCCGCAAGTTCATCCGCTAAGAGGATGCAAGCCATTGCCATAGCCTGCTTATCGGTGGTGTCCAGCCTGCAAAGTTCCTCAAACAGATCCCGGTACCGCTCCATCAGCGCTGCCGTTCCAGCCTCCTGGATGTGCTCCACAAACTTTCTGCCGGCAAATCCGTAATGCTCCTGCACGGCATTGCTGACCAAATGGCCATCCTCCACCAGCCTTCCGTCAATGGCAACCTCAATGACCCGGTTCTTGGAGCCTCCTCCGGAGTTTGCCTTCGTGATTGGCTCTTCCCCCGTAAAAAGAAAGCTGTTCCTCCAAATTTTCGTTTCCTCCACGCCGCCATGGATCCGGGCTCTCCCCCGGTCCACTCCTTCCGTGATCTGGTAAATCAATTGGTCAAAATTCCCGTTCCACTTGTCCTTAATTGTCTGCAGCTCATCGCCGGCAAACGGGATGCTGCACAAAAAGGCAGCATGCCGCATAATGGCATTTTTTGTCATGTTCATGGTTTTAACCAGGCTGCCGATCTTTGGGTTTCCCCAGATGCTCATCGCCACCATCAGCGCCACGGTCTTGCAGGTACCGGATTCCCCCCAGACATGAAATACAAAGGGAAGGATCCGGAGCCGCTCAATCAGCACGGAAGCAAAGCTGGCATCCATCATCAGGCGGAGCTGGCAGTTTTGGCGCAGGCCGGCACACAGCCCCTTCCATGCTTCAAAGTCTCCGTGTTCACCAATATTTTTAAATACGGATTCATATTCCGGATCCCCTTCATAGCGGATATCCGCCTCATAAGGGGTAAACTCCGCCCCTACCCAGCCCAGACGGTTAATGGATCGCTTCGGCTGTAATGAGACCGGGTTATAGCCCACACAGTCGCTGATATAGCGCACCAGTTCCTTTGCATTATCCGAAGTCACCTCAATCCCGTACTGGCTTAAGGCATCCACAATCTTGTTGGTGTTGGCACACACGCTCCGGTTTACCGTGATTCTCTGCCATGTAGCGGACTTGCAGTAAGCCAAGGTGATCCGTTCCTCTGATGTATCCACGTTCTTTAAGATTTCTAGCGGCATCAGCGGATGGCTGCATGCACGCAAAATTACCGGTTGGAAATTTTTATCATAGCGCTCCGTCCGGATCCCGAAATCCGTTGCCATCCATTCCCCGCAGTTCAGCTCCAGCGGCTGGTCCGTAAATGCAGTCTTATTTCCCTTCTGTTTCATCCGCTGCAGGTAATCCATCTGGTACTCCTTAAAGAGGTGGTTAAACTCCGTGATCCGCTTCAGCTTCCTGGCCGTGTTCCTCAATGCTTCTATGTATTTCTGCTGCTCTACCCGGTCACCAATATCAAAAATTGTGTAAAAGATTTCATCCGGGAACGGTTCCTCCCTCCCCAGGGCCAACATACCAGTCAGTAATTCGTCTCTCGACTTCTTCAATCCATCTCACCGCCCTTTCATCCTTCCACACTTCTTTTGCACAGGTGTCCAGGCACTCAAGCAGATACTCCACATAATCCAGTTTTCCAATCCCCTCCTCAAAATGATCTCCCTCCGGATCCCTTCTGGCCTCACACAGTAGGATCCGGTACATTTTCAGATAAAGCCTGGATCGTTCCACAAAGGCATCCAACTCCTGCTTACTCCGGATTGCCAGGGCGGCCTCCCGCCTTTCCCGGTATGTGACAGGCACCCGGACGGGAATCTGAAATGCCGTGGAAAGCCTTTCTGCAGCCTCCCGGTTCCGGATCCCATAGTACCGGGCAACAAGGCTGATCTGATCCCCTCCCGCGCCGCAGGCAAAACAATAAAACCCTTTCCCGTTTGGGTAGAGCTTCATGCTGGGATTTTTATCCTGGTGGAAGGGGCAGAGGTAAAATCCTCCCCTCCCTTCCTTTAACCCGCAGTACCAGGCGGCCTGCCGTATTGTCACCGCCTCCTTTACCTTCCGGTACAGGTCCGGATCCCCGTCATAGGAACGGAATGCCATCATCGCCGGCTCCGTCCGGAATATTCATAAAACCATCCCCCACAAAGGACGGCGTTTCCACCTGTGCCGGATTCGGCCGTCCGCCAGGCACTTCCGGAAGCAGGCTGTCCTCCGGCACCTCCGCTTCTAACAGACCTGCCACGCTCCGGATCCGGTACAGTTCCGTAATGACCGGACGGCTCCCGTCATCCTTCTGGTACTGGCGGCGCCAGAAAATCCCACCAAAACGTTTCCCTTTCAGCGTCTCCTCGTTTTTTTCCCTGTCCCAGGGAAAAGTGAAATTATTGGATCTCTCAATCGATGTGATAATCCCTTTTAGCCAGGGCGTCCCCTTTCCGTCCATGTTTTGCTTAAATACACCGCGCCATTTGGCTCCGGATGGGTTCTGGGCCTTGTCCGCGTCAAACATCTTCTGATAAAAATCTTTATGTTCCCCTTCTGCAATATCATACAGGATCACAAACTGTTCATTTCCATTTTTGGAATCCCTTATCGCCACCTGCTTGATGACACACACATATTTCCCTTTCGGAAGCTGCTGGAACTCGCCGGTATAGGCCGGCGCTTCATCGTACCCGCTCGGTTTTCGGATCATGCTGTTTTCTCCTCCTTGTTTTTCGGGTTTTCCACCCCGTAATATTCCCGGATTGTACAATCTACCATCATCAGGTCATTGTCAATTTCCAGGCTTTCAAACATCCCCATAGGGGATTTGCTCACAGCCCCATTGGCGGACTGGGTAATAAAACGATGTTCCTCCCCATCCAGAATACACCGGAGGACAATGGTAAACATCCCCTCCACGCATACCTTTTCGTCCAGGAGTTTCCCAATGGTCTTTGGCTTCACATCCCCCGAATCATCCTTATCTTCATGCATCATAAAATATACAACCCGATCCTCTGGCATGGAGACCACAAACTGGATCAGGCTCCAGAACCGGTCTCCCAGATCATTATAAAGGCTGAAAACTCCGTTTCCCTTCCCTGCGTTGCTGTGACCCCGCATAAACTGGTTTGTGATCAGGTAGCCGGCATCATCAATCACAACTGACTTCTGCTGGCACCCCTTTAATGCCGTTGCGATTTTTGCATAGTCATCCGTCTGTACGGATGGAATCCGCCCCTTAAATGGAAGTGGTTTTTTCAGCACATTGATAAGGGCAAAATCCTTCCCCACACAGTTCCGCATGCTGGCATTCTTGCCGGATCCGCTCCGGCCGATAATCAATACCGGTACTGCCATAAGTCAACACCCCTTTCATCTTCTCTGGTTTAGTAGGGCAGGCCGCCCTCTTCTGGTTCCGAATCCCCGGCTTCTCCTACCCCGCATTTTTTTCTGTCCTTCCAAAGCCAGTCCTCTTCCGAGAAATCCAGTTCCCTCAGCCTGGGGAAAAGAACTTCTCTGCTCTTTTCCCCGGGATTTGCACTGCAGACCCAGTAAATCGTGGTCTGGTTTTTGAAATACAGGATATCCATATCTTCCCCGATACGGCGAAGGCTTGGCGGCCCCGGCATGCTCTCTATATCTGTCAGTTCCTTGGGAGAGAGCATGTGGTCAGTCCACGCCCGGCTTACGGCCAGGTACCCTTTGCCCCCCTCCCTTTGATAAACCCGGTATTCATGAGGCCATATAGACAGGATCAACGGCGTTTCCTTCGCGCTGTCCTTTGCCCTCTTCCAATCCATATAAGGATCCGGATAATCCCATATGCTGGAATAAGTGATCCCGGTGTCCGGATCGATCTGGTAAGCATGGCAGCTGCCCCGTTCTGGGATTTCCCCGACCAGTTCCATGATTGCTGCCTTAAACCGGTTTGCAGCCGCATCCTCATCTACTTTAAGCCCCCAGAAATCCGAATAGGCCAAATAATAACTGCCCAGATCGGTCTCTATGAATCCGATGGCCAGACCCTGCGTTTTTAGGCTGGCCTTCATAAGCTTCTTTAATTCCCCTGTTTTTAAGAACATGCTTCCTCCTCTCCTTCTGGAGACACAGGCAAAGCCCCTTCGGCCTCCCGCAGCTTCTGATTTACCTTCTGGCTCCCTTCGATCCCATACCGGATCATCCCGAGGACAATCTCCATCTCCTCATAAGTAAGGTGCCAGGCCCCGGAGATCATCTGCTTGGTCACTTTACTGGCCAGTTCCGCCAGGATCCCCATCCGGTACGGCGTAATTCCCATCCATTCTTCCATCATCGGATCCTCAGGCTTTCCCCACGCGGCTCCAGATGGGCCCAGTCCACCTGCTTTTCCTCCAGCAGCTTACGGATGGCCTCATTATTGGGTATCGGAGCCTGCTGAATCAGGAACCGCCCGGGAATATCATCGATCAGCCCATCAATGACAAGCGGCTGAAGCCCACCGTTTTTCTGGATATTGAAGCTGAACAGTGCCGTTTTAAACTTTGTTTTCCCGATTGCCCGCATGTTGGCCTCCAGGTTGTCCTTAAGCCACTGGGAACGGGTTTCCAGAGCCTTGCGCCGGGCGTTCAGACGGAGCCCCTCTTCTCTGAGAGCCTCTATATCCGCTTTCATCCCCATAAGGATTTTGGCATATCCGTCCGCCTTGTCCTCAATCTCACCCCACAGCCCTTCCATGGTATCCCTGACCGTCTGCTCATCCACTTCCTGGTCGTATACCATATCCATAAGGGCCTGGTAGCTTTCTGCCAATTCATACAACGGCCTTTTTTCCATCTTGATTTCCTCCTAAACTCCCTTTATAATAAAGGGGATATGTATTATTTAATTTTTGAAACCCTGGCGGCTGCTTCCGCCGGGGTTTCTGTTTTTTGGCATCCATCATTTTCTGCAGGCAGTCCCACTGCCGCATGCGGATGGGATATTCCACGCACATAACCTGCCGCATGGGGGCTTACCTCCGCCCATGCCGGCCGGCGCCCATCATCTTCTTCTGGTACGCCTGCATCCGGATCTGCTTCCGGTAGGCGGCCTGTCCACTATGTACCCGTTCAAACATCACTACCTGTTTCTTTGCCATAACTTCGCCTCCTTACCATAAGGCCATCAGCAACAGACAGGCAACTGCTGCCAGAAAGATGCATATGCCTCCCAGCACGGCCACCCACCGCTCTAACTGCCGGATGTAGCGGGCCTGCTTCTGGCCTGGTGTCAGATACACCCTGCCGACCGGCTTATACCTTAAATTTCGCATGCTTCATTCTCCTCCGTTTATAGTTCAATCACTGCCTTCGCCTCTGTTACCGGCTTGTCCGGCAGGGCCGCCCTTAGGCGGGGCCTCCCTTTTGCTTTTTTAGATATGCCGCCTTCAGCGCCGGAAAAGCAATTGCCGCAATCCTGTCCAGAATCGCCTGTACCTCTTCCGGAGTCTTATCCCGGCAATAATCATCATGGAAATACATCGTGACTGCTCCGCTTTTCACAACCTTAACGATCTTACCTTCTGGCATTGTTCTCCCCCTTTCTCTGGTGAATTGTATGCACATCTGGTTGTACTTGTTTCTGTTTCTTTTACACCGGCTTCAAAATATTTTACATCGGAACCTTACAGGCCCTCTTGCTTTATCGTTTTAATGAAGGTAACGTTTGATGTTTTGCATAGTCCCCACATCTGCCTTCTGTCCTTACCGTTCTCTGCCGTCTCCCAAAATAGCCTTGATCTGCCACCTCACCCCCCTTATAATGCATGTGGTAATGCTGTGTGTATTTCCGGCAGATGATGCAACAGCTCCCAGTGGTTTTGATTTACATGGCTTTGTCCTCCCTTTTGTGGTAGAATAGTATTGTGCCCCATTTTACGACGTATTATGTCGTATTTAATTATAACGACGCAGTGCGCCGTTGTCAACACCTATTTAGGAGGTCATATGCAATTTAATGAACGCTTAAAAAATATGCGCAAACGGTCTAAAGTTACACAAAAGTCCATCTCTGAACATCTTGGCGTTACTTTGCGTACCTACCAACGATATGAGGAGGGTACGATTGAGCCGCCCTTGGCAACCGTCTCGGCAATCGCTGATTACTTTGGAGTCCCTGTTGACTGTCTAATAGGCAATGGAATATTCTCCAACTGGGATGAAATACTCCTTCACAGGGAACAGATATTGCTTTTCTTAGGAAAAGAAGTCCTTTCTTTCCCTGACGGTTTCGATTTATCCACCCTTACTGAAGGAATCCTGGCCCGTATTCTCCCTGCCCTTTTCGCGAAGATTACGTTTAACGGCCCAGAGATTTCTATTTTCCCGCTGCTTCCGGTGGAGGCGTTTCCGCTCTCAATATCCTCTGATGGATTTTGAACAGATCCTCCAATGCGTCCCAATTCCGAATACTGCCCAAGATGCTCCCATCCTCAATTCGCTGGTAGCTCCTCGGTGTAATCTTTAAGTATTTTGCCACCTGCCTCTGTGTCATGCCCGCTTCCCGGCGGGCTTTTTTCAGATTCCCCCTCACCTGCTGCCCTCCCTTCCTAGTTCGTACTCGTCTCCCCTTATTGTTTGTCCCTTTTTAAGATGCTGGTTGCTGATGATGCTCCATGAACAATCATGCGGTTTGTTTTGGGGAATTGCGTGGCTGGCTATCATCTAATTTTGCTTTCTGCAAAAGGCAATGAATCCACCCTTTCAGATAAAAGTAATCTTCCGGATGCTGTGCCCGAATCTCATCTAACTTCAGTGCAGTATCTTTTATATCCTCTGCTTTTTGTACAGTCACCTATATTCCTCCTTTCTTTGTTTTCTCTGAAATCAATATAGCATTCTTTGAAATCAATGTCAATATTTTTTTGTTTACTTTGAAAACAAAATGTGGTATAGTGTTTTCATGGAGGTGAAATCATGAATATCCATGAACGCTTGAAACAGTTAAGGGAGACATTAAATCTTACTACTCGTGCTTTTGGTACTGCTATAAATATGTCAGGCGGTGCCATTACAAATATGGAAAAAGGTACTCGTAATATAACCGAGCGCACTATTCGGGATATATGCCGTGAGTATAATGTCAATTTTGATTGGCTAGTCCACGGAGTTGAGCCTATGTTTGAAGATGTAACCAGCGACTTAGATATTGATGACGAAGTGAAACAGCTTGCTCAACAGTATAGTCTGCTTAACGATTCAGACCGTGAGTTAGTCAAAAGAATGATTGATTCATTAGCCCAAAAATCTAATTCACCTTAACTGTAAAATTCAAGGGAGGTCAACCTCCCTCTTCTTTCCTCCCCTTATTGTTTGTCCCTTTTCTCCCTTTTCGGAAAAGTGTTCCCGCTGTATATTGGAACTACTTTTCGTGTATGTTTATACAAGTTGTCCGGATACTGTCTTGGATTCATCTTTCAGAGAAGCCAACCCACGATTTATTAAATCCCGAATCATATCATTCTGTGTTCCTCTGTAATAGCGTTCTTTCTTTGCTGAATCCAGTTCCGCTTCCATGCTTGGAGTCACTGAAATTGTGAACCTCTTTAAATCTGTAGCCATGTATTCACCTCCTTTGGTTCGGTGGTTCACTGAACCTCTTTTGTTTATTATAGTGGTTCACTGGTTCACTGTCAATAGTCTTTTTTCAAAAATTGGTTCTTTACATCTCTGGTTCACTGGTGTATAATCGCAAGTGAGGTGATGCAAATGGCTACTGACAAGCCCAGATATACTGTTTCTGTAGACAATGAGTTATTTCAAAGAATTGAGGACTTCCGATTTGAACATCGTTTTCAAACACGGTCAGAAGCTACTGTAGAACTTATTCGTTTAGGACTGGAAGCCCTAAAAAAGGAGCAAGAAGAAGGGGAATAGCCCCTTCTTTCTGCATATTTATAGCCCCTTATTCACTGGGTACACAATTCCGAAAAGGGAGTTTTCTTTTCTTTTTCATCGCTCATACACTTTTACCTCCATCACGCCTTAGTTGTATATTATCACCA